GCCGATCTTGCCTAAGTAGTATCAGGGGTTGTACTAACTAGTATCAATCCTGATGTGCCCGCCAATTGACGTGGCATGTCCGCCCTATCGGGTCGAACGAGACGTGAACATAGTCATCGTCTGAGGCGGAATCTACAGTCTCGCCTATTGTGACCTACTACCTCGGGGGGTCTTTGCCTGATTGTCTGGTGGCCCTGACGAGGGGCTCCTGGACAATCTTGTTCTCAACCGTTTACTCCCTGAGGTCGCCGTCGCCGATCTTGCCTACATTGCCTCTGGTTCTTGTTTTAGCACAGCTTGGTCTGTTTACTGCCATTGGTGTACTTGCAATTAAGAGCGCTGCACCCCATATGGCCGGCCAGATAGATTTCAACACACTTGCACGGGTGTTCGGCTTTGTTTTGTTTTTGTTTTGTTTGTTTGTTAACACCTTGTCTTAACTGTCGTACAACGGTGTGTTGGGAAGAATCTATTCTTGCTAGCTTTTTGGCGCCATGCTTTGGTCCACTATGATCTGGGCATAGAGCTCGCCTGTTGAGAATGCCATAACTAGGTCATGCTCAACTTTGACCACTTTTTCTCTACTCCAACCTTAAACGCGCTCATACCATTCCTAGTTTGGCTGGCGAAGTTTTGAACCTTTGTCCATTGTCTTCGCCATCTTCATAAGTTCGTCCTTGGTGAGTTTAACTTTGCTGAAGTTTGCGCCCATGTTCTCGATGATATTCTCCAGTCCTGCCAACTAGATGCGTATGATTGGTTTGTCGTAACCCCAACCACACAGCTCCAGCCATTTTGCTTAGATATTGGCAGCTACGTTGTCGTCTGTAACAGTCAGTGAGTAAGGCATCAGCGCCAGTCGCTTCTTTATGTCTGGTGACATGGCCTAAAACTCGCCGGTCCATTAGAACCGGGAGCTCAACCATTTAGCCGACTCAACAGGTACGGCCTCAGGTGGCTTGTCGAGTTCTAGGCCTAGTCCCTCCCAGATTTGACCCAGGATTTCAGCAAACTTAGCTGAGTACTTCCTGACTATTAAGTTTATGTTGTCATCACCTTGTGAGCGGCAAACTCCTACGTCTTCTGGTTCAACGCCGTAGAACTTCGCGGTCAATGCTCGTGCTTAAAGTGCCATGCTCAATGCCCGCAGTGTTGGTCCTTAAGAGGAATCAGATCTTCCTGTAGCGAAAAGGTCTGTTTTTATTTGGTGACAGTCCGTTTCCATCCTAGTCTCAGAAACCAACATTAGTTTCAGGAAGGATTGGACATCTTGGCCCATGAGCCCGTTGTTTTTTGCTATTCGCCTATAGACACTACCTTCTATGGCGTCTCGCATGAAGTTGCTGGTGTTACCGTCGAAGTTTTTCCCATCAACGACTATCACGTGTATTGAGTCTTCAACATCATCATCTGCCTGGTAGCGCATGTTAATGTCGTTTAGCCACTTTGCTAGTTCATGCACATTGGTGGTGTGGTTGTACTGATTTGGGAAAGCCTTCTAGGCCTGTTGTTGACATAGCCAAACTAAGTAGTTGGTCCTGGTCTTGTTCGGGTCAGGGCTCGCGTTGACTTGACGCGGTACCTTCTCGTAATCCTCTAGTTTCTCACGTTTAACCAGGAATTGCCAGTCTATGTCCGAAACTTGTTGCCAAGGCCACCACATTGTGTTGAGCCAGCCTCTTAACCTGAGGTTCTTTTCTCTGGCATCGTACCTTGACCACCATTGCCTCGTGAGGTCTTCTGATGGAACCAACCTGTCCAGCATGTTCTCTTTGAACCATCTTTACTAGTCGTTCATGGTGTCAGCGTCAGGTTCAACTGTGGGTGCGTGCACCGCTCTCTTTTAGGCGGCGCTGTGGGTTGAATGCTCGCAAGTCATGGTAGCATGACAGTTCAACTAACCTTCGTGAAGCACAAGGGCGGGCAGGAACTGCCTGCAAGAAACCGCCATGTGCTATTCGCATTCTTGTTGGCACCTTTCGCTTTTGCACTTCATCCGTCTCTCTTTTCGAACTTTCACTGCTCTATCATCTGGACCGAGTTGCCATGTGTCGTAGACCACCCTCACTTTCCTCCGTTCGAGTGATCCACTTTCCTTGGTTTTTTACCTTGGACAAATGTAGCGTTGGTTTCTCGGCTTTTTGTGACGTCCCCTCGGTTCCCATGCCTACCTGTTAGGGTTCCAGCCCTAAACTATGCGCTCGACAGGGGAATTGATTGCATCAACAAGCGACTGCAAGTTGAAGGCCAGGTTTGTTTAGTCAGTCCACCCGGCAGTGAGGACTACAAAGGCATGTAGCTACTCTATATGAGCTGTGCGAAACTACGCTACTAGCAAATAAAGAATAGCTAAAAGCCAGTTGTATTCACGTGCGTTTACCACAGTCAACAGTATCTAGACTGTTGATACTATGATGTCGGTCACACTCATGTCATCAGTGTTTACCTTTTACGTGTACAAGAAATGTTGGATAATTTCAGGGAATTCATTT